CCATAAGTATTTAAGTATGTTACCTTGTAAGTAATACTTGAAGCCTGTATCTGTGGCAGCAGAGATAGCATGAATACATTCAATGCCAGTCTGGTTATAGTGTGGTGGATTATTAACCATGTCCACATTACCATAAGCCTCTTTACCTATCTGCTCTGCCTCTGCCCTCTTCTTCATATATGTATCATGTCTCATGCTGAACCTCCTGTTCTTGTGCTAAAGTTAAGATGTACTATATTACCATCGTAAGTCTTCTCTACTTCCATTTCTTCCTCTAGTTCTACAGTAATATCTAACTCGTTGTCAATAACATTCAACACATAATCATGTATAACATCACGTATTTCTTTAGCTTGTTCCATTACAGGTACTGCAGCACACATCATCTTAGCAAAGTGCATTAGCTGTCCATAATCATCATCCTCTAATGGGTTCTCAGGGAATGCCATTATGGATATGTCTACTTCACCAGTCCACCCACCGTCATCATCAGCGAATGGTCTGATACGTACAATAAAATCTTCATCCTGTATCTGTTCTTTAATGCGTTCTATATCCATATGATTATCTCCTTTTTACTTTTCTACCATGAAACTTAATAAATGCGTTGTGTTTATTCTTACCCTTCTCCTTGAGCCAATCCTCTGGTATGATGCGGTCATAGTATCTAAAGCCATACTGTATACACCACTCAGCATAGGTTGACTTAGCACCCTTACGTAGCTTAGACCTGCTGTTAGTAAACACAAACCTAATGTCTAACTTAGGGTGTTGCTTCTTAACAGCCAGATGTTTACGCCTATCTGCTGCAGTAAACAATCCTTTAGTCTCAATTATGATACCATTGTTTAACACAAAGTCTGGAGTGTAGGTGCGGTAGGCTAGGTCTTCCCATTCAATCTTTATTCCCTCATACAGAAACGTGTGATTACGTTCCTTCAAATAGATTGAAACAGTATGCTCTAGCCCACTGCGATACCCAAACTTTATTGCGTTACGTCTAGCGTTATGCTGCAAGAACATCTCCTATATAAGATATAATAGGTGGGTTCTTTGCCTGTGACTTAACAGCAGGTAGTTCTGTTAGAGTAGGCCAACAATTAAAACGATAGTTACAAAACCTGCAGCCATCATTAAGTACTTTGTTGCCTGTCTCCGTACCTCTAAACTTTTCTGGTACTGGTTGAAAACATCTTTCAAATTTGTTCTCCTTCACTGTTGCTACTGTCTTCTCAATCTTCTTAATCTCTTTATCAAGGTCAAGACCTGTAGCTGGTACATACTTGAATGAACCATTAGCTTTGTTCACTACCCACCAGCCACCGACCTTCTTGCCTGATGCTTTAGCGTAGCCAGCTAACTGTCCTACGTAGCCAAACCCATCACCGCTGGCAAGAGTATCATAGGATTCAAATTTGTTTCTATATGACCAGTCTGAAGCTGATTTAATATCATCGACAGCATCGTTAATGACAATATCATATGAGCCACGAATGCTATCGTCACCAATATCAAGGTGAACCGTTTCAGAATCTTCATACCTAACTCCTGCTTCTTTCAGTACTCCCTTGAAGACAGCTTCAACGATGTCTCCAAGCATCATGTTCATTATGAATGTGGTAGGGAAAGGCAAGGCAACTTCAGGTTTGTTCTTCTCATACCATAGTTGGCAAGTAGGTCTGCCAACATTAGACATACGAATCCTGAAGTCACCTCGCTTGTTTCCCCCACCAAACTGACGTTTCAGTGCATCTTTTATATCGGTAGCTACCTGATTAATGGTAGCATCTGACATAGTGGACGTGCCTTTGACAGCAGTATCCATGTACTGATGTAACGCCAGTTCAGCAGGATGGTTCATTACGCTACCTCATCTTCAAGTTCAAGGTCTACAATGTCATCAAGATTTAAGTCATCTAAATCCTCATCATGTTTGCTTGTAGCTTTCTCTGCATAAGCATTGATGATGTACTCATTGTAGTTCTGAACCCAACCCATGAAGTCACCAAACTTATCTTGGTCATCCTGAGATAACTCAACAGTACTGGTAACATCCATAGCTGCTAGTGGTAGGAAGAAGCTGTTACCATTAGGTAGCTTACGCTCTTCACTGTTCAATGTAACGCTATGCTGCACTGGTAGACGCTTCATCTTAGCCAGCTTAGTGAACACACCACCGATAGTCTTGAACGCATCACGGTTCTCAACTTCCCAGATAAACTGGGTAGTGTCTACGTCAACAGGATTACCGTTGACATCTTTAGGCTTAATCAACTCGACATTACCAAGCACTACTCGTACACGCTTGATTGACCTAATTAATTCTTTAGTAGAGTCAGGTAGTGAGTTGTAGTCTTCAATCCAGCCAGCAGGTTTGCCACAGTTAAAGCCACCATCATTATCTTTCAAGTCCATGTTAAGCGAATCAGCCATAACAGTCTTGACGTAACGATTAGGTGTACCCGGAGAACCCATAACAAACTTCTTGTACATGAAGCGTTGCATGAATGGACGCATGATTGCGGATTCAGCGTAGTAGGTAGGGCCATCAGGTATTTCTAGCTTGTATGTGCCAGCCTTAACTAGGATGGACTCAGCACCTAGTATAGGTGAGTGGTTGAGGCGTAGCCTAGCTAAAAACATTCCCTGCTTCTTAGTAGTAGCAGCTTCATTAGCCATGCCCATAGCCTTAGCCATCTCAGCGTAGTTGTTCGTATCAATTGTTGTAAGTTCAGTCATGTAGTTATCTCCTTTTCAGATGTAAAGTTCTATAGTTATATCAGGATATGTCCTTGGTGTCAAGCCAATTCGGTCCTATCTTTGCCTCTAATAATAAAGGCACGTTGAAGTCCATCCCCCACCTAGTAGTGATGAGTTCAGGTAGTGCATCATTAGTACTATCTATGACGTTGATAACCTGCGCTTCTTCGTCAGGGTGTACGTCAATAACAATACTGTCATGCACTGTATTCACTATACATGATTTCATACCCTTTAGCAACTCATCTATGTGCAGTAATGCAATAGGCACAATATCTGCAGTAGCGAATGATTGCACAGGGTAATTCTTTATCTGTGTAAAGTGAGAGACACGCCCTGTAGATTTACGTACCACATCAGGGAACGCAAACTCTCTACCACTGGGCGTGGTTATCTTTTGTGTAGTCACAGCTTCTTTAGCCAGTCTGGAGTGCCAAGCTGCGACTCCTTCGTACTTTTCTGTGAAGTGCTTGTAGTAGGCTGCTTCAGCTTTGCTTCTGCCGTATCCTGTTGCGCCGTAGAGTGGAGCAAACGTATGTGCTTTCGCATCCTGTCTACTCGTAGGCTGACCAGCATCACTAATAACTTTAGCGGTGTATGAGTGTACATCAAATCCAGTAGATACTTCTTCAATTGCTACCTCGTCCTGTGATAAGTAAGCGGCAGTACGAAACTCAAGCTGTGCAAAGTCAGCTTCCATTACCTTACCACCATCAAATCGTGACACAAATACTTTCTTTACAGGGAACGTGCCGCCACGTGGCATATTCTGCATATTAGGATTAGCACCTGAGAACCTGCCAGTAGCAGTGCGATGCTGTAGTAACCTAACGTGTAGTAATCCATCCTGCTTAGTGTGTAACCGTATGCCATCAACAAAGGATGATAGGTACGTATCCACAGCGGATAGTCTGCGTACCTTAGATAAGAAGTCAACTGCGTCAGGCATACCTCGTGACTTAGCACCAGCCTCAAGCAACTCTAGGTTCTGCTTGCTGGTAGAGAAACCGTTGGCACTTGCCCACTTAGATGCTGGTGGTTTGAACTTTAGTCCTGCCACATCCACAGTAGGTACAAGCAGATAACCCCGCCCATCACAGTTCTTACAACCTGTGGGTCTAGCAAATGGTGTTCCATCTTTCTTTACCTTTCGTATCTGACCAGAGCCATTACACTCACGGCATTGGTTTGCTACTGTCTTGTATATACGCTTAGTACCACCAGCAATCAAGCTGCGGAAGTCTGCGTCAGCCATGTATGGGTCAATAGCGTTACCCCAATATGGTTTGTCAATAACCTTACGGCTATAGATAACCCAAGACAATTGCTCTGGGCTGTTAAGATTGATAGGTGTGTCACCCATCAGCTTACGAACATAAGCCTGTAAGTCAGTAGTAAGCACCTGCTTCTCTTGCTCAAACTCACTGCGTACTTCTTCTAGTTTAGTCAAGTCAACGGCAAAGCCTGTCTGGTATATCTTAGTCAGACACTTAGCCACACGATTAGTCAGTCTTGCTGTAGACAATAACCCTGCATCAGCAGTAGTGTTTAGTCTACGCCATAGCTTATCAGCAAGCTGCTGAGTAGCGTTGAGGTCAGCAGATAAATACTCACACAACTCGTTGTATGGTATGTCACGTGTGCTGTAGCCCTTCTTGAAGTACTCCTTCAAGGTATCCTGCTTCTTAGTATCTAACTCATAGCGTTCTGCACAAGCCTCTAATGATAGAGGTTCTTTGATGCCACGCTGCAAGACATACTCGACAAGCATAGTATCAAACACTGCACCATCATACTTGAACCCTGACTCCCATAGCCATAGCAAATCATGTGCCACGTTGTGACAGATTAGTACAGTAGCTT